GTTCTGCGCCCGCACTGACCGCTCTCCGCTCGCAGGAAGTACCTTTTCGAATTACTCAATGTAAAGATAGCCCCGTCTTTACATTTGCCGCCATACCTTTTGACAGCCGTCCACGTCCAACGGGCGCGACTTTTAACTCAAAGCGATTGATTTATTTTTAAATAATTGTGAATTGTTAGCGCATTACATAACGTGAAAAGCTGCTAAGGCTTTGATTGATATGTGCTATATAAATGTTAAGTTATTGTGATTTATAACTTAACATTTATACCAGACGAAAGAAAACCGCCTTTAGCAGGCGTATTAAAAGCGCGTGATTTACGCGTGTAAGGATTGTCAGGTTGTAAAAAGGCGGCTACTTGAAATAAGGCAAGCAAAGCAAGCGGTCAAAAGAAAACCGCAAAAGCAAGCGGCCAAAAGAAAACCGCCCGATTAATATCAGGCGGTTTGTTCTTCATCGTATAACTTCAGATTCATGAACTTCTGTTATTTCCAGTTTCAGGCCGTCTTTAATTGACTGGATACAAGAGTTAATCTCACGTTCAAAGAATCGCTGGTAAGTCAACAATTCGTCGTCGTTCTTGGCATAGGTGAAGTCGTTACAACAAGCGATGCAATTTATATCATGCGCCGCGTCTCGGCTATATATCGAACCGTCAACGGATACGACTTCCAATTTTTTATATTTCATTGGCCCTCTTCCTTTTTATGCCTTGTAAAAGTCGTTAATCGTAAGTTCATTTTTCAGGTCGGCGATTGTTGATATGAAAAACCCTTCGCAACCGTTACCGATTCGTTCGAATGCCTGTCTTGCTTGCTTTAACCTGTTTTCTTTTTTCAATCGCGCATCAATTGGGAACATCCGTGTTGTTCCCAATGCCCTTGTAAATTTTTCTACGTCGATTGGGGACTTGATAACGCAAAACATATAAATTTTAGCCATTTTAAGTATCCTTTTCCAATAAATCGGCCGCGTCCATAAACACGTATGCAATTAGACTTGATAATAAGAATGTCACAAAATTGCCCGATTGTATGCCCGCGAACATACATCCCAATGCGCTTAAATACATTAACCTTTGCATTGTTTATCCTTTCAATTGTCCCAAGGCCTCATCAATTTTTGGCATTAAGTAAGATTTAATGTAGATAGATAGGCCGTATAATTGTTTAGGTGAATTTAAAAATACTTTTTTTTCTTCGGCTGATAAATTAATCCCTTGCCCTTCGTTGCAATCTAATTCATACATAGACGGCGCGCTATTACCCCCCTCCCCCCTTTTTTTTCTGTTTTTAGGTTTTGTAATGAAAAACAACTCTAAAGAATTCAAGTCAATATATAACTTCGATTCTTTTTTGTCTTCATATCCCAAAACCAACCGCATAAAAAACGTGGTGATTACTGCCCGATGGTTGTTTACTATTTTCTCAACTTTCGCTTTATGTTTAATAGCTGGTGTCATTTTAATTTCCTGTTATTTCCAATTAGCCCACTTCAGGACGGCGGTTTCATTTGTTATCTTCAAAGCGCGATTTACATGCGCTTCAAAATCTGATAAATGACGGCGTGTCGTATTGGAATAATTGCGCGCATTTCTTTGTAGGTAGATGACATTACTATTCACATTCCAAGCCGCGATAACGGTCGAATAGCTGACCAATACTTTCCATAATCCAATTTTTTCACCAGCAAAGGGAACGACCCATGCTTGCTGGGTACCGATTCGGGAAACGTTATCCATACCACACGCTAATTTAACGTCGGATTGACGGACACTTTCCTCTAATCCAATTGAATTGAACGTGAATTCTTTTTCATCGGCACAAAGTTCCGCAACAATTTCACGGGTATCACCATTCTTGTCAAAAATTAAGATGTTATAAGCTTCATGATTGCGGTTATTTGTTGTTGTCGAAAATTCGAAGCTTAGTTCTTCGCCTAAATAATCTTTGATAACCTGAATCATGGCATTGGGTTGATACGCATAGCGATTTAACGCATTGCAAAGGGCCGCAATTTTTGCGATATTTGATTTTTTCATGATACTTTCCTTTTAGTTTGTTTATTAAAGTCTGTTTACAGACTGTCTATGTTTCGGTTTTTGTTTACCGTCTTTCGATAGTTCGTATTATACCTATTTTTAAAATCTTGACAATACTTATTTCTAAAATATTTCAAATTTAATTACAAGTCTTTGAATTTATTAGAAATTAAGTTTAAAATTTATCTCACCTTCTTCCAAAATTGCGCCAAGAAATAATTTTCAGCCGCTTTGATATTGCCGCTTCTTAACAGATTTCGGATTTCATGTAAGTGATGCGGTGATGTATATTCCGCCTTAATTTCATAGTCCCCATATTGGTAATAGTCACTATCGCCGCGGCGGAAAGGGATAATAGGGTAAATATCGCCCATTGACGACGTGTGGACACCGCCTTCAGATTCGTTATTTACTAATGCGCATGAATCTTTAAAAATCCATCCATTGGGATATTTTTCGCCGTCGAAATGCAATAATAGGCCGTCCGATTTTCGCAAAGCGTCTAAATTAATTTCGAACGGGTCGGAATTGCATAGGATTTCAAAAATTGGCCGTTTGCGGGTGTGTTGGTGGTTGTCTACACGTTTCACATCAACAATGGAATGCGCCAAGATGTAGAACACGGATTGCAAATCAGTTTGTATGCGGAATAACATTTTAATCGGTCCTTTTTTACTTAAATAGCATTGTGTGCGATTCGGTAAATTTCATCGTTCGATAATTGTTTATCGTTATCCAAACTTATGATTTTCAACAAGTTTAAACTATAATATTCATTTTCGAATGCTGATTCATTTTTATAAACGCGAACTTCCGCTCCTGTTTGTATGCAACAATACGGATATGAATAGCCTTCTATTGTTACTTTTTTGCTACCTCGGATATAAGTTGTATTTGCAATCGCGTTAAATGCGATTAAATCTTCAGCAGGTTGCGAACGCGGAATAACTTTGTACATGTTGATTAGTCCTTATTGAATAAAATAGCGTTTATCGAAACTTCCCCAATCGTCTGAACGGCTTCCAATCAGCGCGCCGAAATCGGATTGAGGGAAATAGGCCGCAATGCAATCTTGCTTCAGCGTGTCCGATAATTCATAGATTGATTTTTCAAAATCAAGATATTCCATATCTGACACGCCGCTTAAAATTAAGGTTTTTTCTGTTTCAGATTTGGAGATTTTTGCCGAATCAAAATCAAGGCCGAAAACGGGCAAGACTGATAAAACATCACCGACTTTCAAATCTTCCATCATTCCGCCATTGGTCAGGTGTGGGCTAGTTTTCAGGCCGATGTTTAAAACAAATTCACGCATTTTTAAATCCTTTCTTTTCGTGTTTGGTTTCGATGGATTGCATTATACCCTCTTTTAAAATCTTGACAATACTTATTTCTAAAATATTTCAAATTTAATCATATCTCTTTGAATTTATTAGAAATTAAGTTTAAAAGTATTAGATTTTAGCAGCAATTAGCATCGAATTTTGCGCCATTTAATGAACGCGCGAATATCATAATATCGACAGTTTGTATATAAATAATTCATTAATTATATCTATTAATTATTAGTTTTTAATTGTCGGCTATTTGCTATGAAATATCCTGAGAACTCATTTTGGGTCTGCTATTTCTATTCCTTAAATATTTGTTATACGACACCAGCAAATTAACCTCTAGACAGACCCTCCCCCGATATAAAATTTTCACCCCTAGACAGGGCCTCCCCCGATATAAAATTTTCACCCCTAGACAGGTTCTTCCCCGATATAAAAATTATAGATACAACGCAATTCGAGCTGAGTAAATTACCTTTTAAATAAATTAATTTCGAATTAAAACAACAATATTTGAGATAATTTAGATTTAAAGATTGACAGTGATGTGGTAAACGGCAATAATGTGAACACTTCTTAGAAACAAAAGGATTTACAGATGGAACAGAAAACAGAAACCCGTGGTGTCAAGAAAGGTACGAAACGCGGCCCATACACTACGAAAAAAAGCACATACCGAACGCCTAAACTCGGTACGACTGAGTGGGAATTATGGCGGCTTGAAGCTGGTCGGACCTATACCGTAACCCGCTACTTACATGTTGATGAAGCGACTGAAGACAAGCTGAAAAAGCTGAAAAATTCTATGCGCGCTCAAATTTCTAACTACTTTAAGCAATTGCGCAGTGAAATTTACAAGAAGGACTTCACAGTTTCCGTGTATGACATTTTCGACACAAATCGAAATGCTTTTGTGGTGTTCTGTGTGGTGACTGCTATCGAATGGAAAGGTGCTCAATGACTTCGGGTAGGGAATCTGTTGGTAAATTTCTGGCCAATGGCAGAATGATTAACCTGTTGGTACGTAAAGAGCGAAATATTGCCACTATTGGCCAACCGATATACGAAAAACTGGTTGAGATGGCGCGAGAAGGTGTTGGTGAAAATGACATTTTAATGCGTTTACCAGTGGCTATTCTTGTAGAGCCGCATGAATTCGCCGAAGAAATTTGTAAGGATGCCTTTTTCCGTAATGCCATTGATGAAATAACTGCAAATCGACTAGGCAAATCGCAAAATAAATCGGATGAAACGAAGTCTGATGACTACACTAAAACGATAGGCAAACCGCAAAATAAATTGGACGATTCCGTGTACCCCGACAACACTAATTTGATTGATGATGTTGTTGCAAAATGTTTATGTATGCCGCCTGAGAAAAAGGAAGTTCGCCTCCGAGAAAGAGCTGACTATTTCAAAAGACGAACCTTCGAAGTGATGCAGGATATTCACGACAAGGATGGCGTATTCCTTTGCCATGACAAAACAATTATCGCTGCGCTCCATACCCGTCATGGCACGTACCTTGGTACTAATGGCATTAAGAAGCAACCTTCGCAACACATATGTCCGCGCAAAGGGCAAAGCATTAACCAAGGTTACGATAAATGTGTTGCAAAGTGTCATCAGCCATCCCACGCTGAATTGGCGGCTTTGTTGAAATACAAAGCAAGTATCGCCGAGCCAGATTTTGAAAACAGTCAGATGGTAGTGTATGGGGCAAAAGAAGTATGCTACCACTGTAAAAAGACGCTTGAATTAGTAGGAATCCAAAGCGTTATTGTCAAACCTCTCAATCAATTAGGAGAATTAAATGAATATCAGTAAACAAGATTACGAACTGGTGAAACCGTTATTTGATAACCCCAGTAAATATTTGAAACTAAACTTACCTGTTTCAGAAGAGGAATTAATTCAAATGCTGCGATTGCTTGGTTCCAATCTGCTGAAACTTACCAGCAACTTCGGCGCGACATCTTATTACGCTCTAACTGAACTCGGTAAGGAGGCTGTCCGCAACTTTGAAGCATCTGCCGAAAAGGATGTGGATGAAGAAGTTTCCGCCGATAAGTACCCTGCTTTGTTTGAAAATAAAGCGACGGGTGTTGTTGTACTGGCAATCAATCCGACATGTGGTACGATTGTTAAAGAAGCCACGATTGAATTTGAAGTTGGCCAATATCCTCTTTACGTCGGTACGTTCCAAACATGCTTCCAGCCGTTTTTCGACAAAACTATTTGGCAGCGTGTGAAATCCGTAGCAATCAATCTCTAAGGAGCAGGTCGTGAAAGCATTTATTCCCTATCAACTTATAGGTGAGGTTGAATTCGGCGGCCTGAGGGCAAATCCCAAACCGATTGAGCCTGAAGGTTTGGCCACAACCATAACTTATATTGCACCACATCCATGTCTGTATCAGGATGAGATTGACAACGGCGTGGTTGTATTCGGTGAAAGCTACAAGAAGGTAGAACTTCACGTTGTCATTCGTGAGCGTGTTATCCCAGCATCTTCTATCCGCGACTACGTTGGTGAGAAGGAAAAGGAATATTGCCGCGATACCGATGCGAAACGCGCTCCACGCAAACTACGTCAGGAGTGGAAGGAAGACTACCTCACGAAGAAACTTCCGACTGCACCGATTAAGACGACCGTGATACCCGTTCTTTTCCTGATTGACGAAGGCTACATCCTCATTGGCACGTCATCGCAAAAAATTGCAGAGCATGTTGTTGGCAAGCTGTTACTCGAACTGCGCAACTTTTCGGTTCGTCCATTTAATATAAACAATATGTCATCTTGGTTGTGGGGGCAATTCACAGATGTTATTGATGGTAATGTATTTGATATGGTTGATTATGAAGATACAGCAACAGGTAAGCGTATTCGATACAGCAACGATTATGAGCTTGAAGATGCTCGCACTGCCGTTATGAATAACCCTAATGTTCAAATCAAATCCGCCCGCTTCAACTTGGAAGGTAGTTGCGCATGCGTTATCAACGATAAGGCGGTCGTGTCTCAAATCAAACCAGACCCAAGCATAGCACTTAACATTGATAGAACCATTGAAGACAGACGCGGCAAATGGCATATCGACACAAAAATTTGCGTTGATATTTTGACGCTACTCAAAAAAGTGGAGGGTAATTAATATGTCAATGCAATTATCATATGACGCTGGTGTGAGTTATCCAGCATCAACATCTGCAATCGCCGAGATTGCACAGCAGCTTCAGGACAAACGCTTAGGCAAAGGCGAAAGCGTTTTCATCCCTGAGTTCCCACTGGAACACACTAGCGCGCTGAACTCGGCTCTCATCACTGGAATGAATGTTGCGTTCTACACCAATGCAGACAGCGTTTACGGCGGCAAAGGGGTTCGCATTTATTCCTTACATGACATCAAAAACTCGATTAAGGACGAGCAACGCTTTAAGGCTGACCCCGTCGCATCTAAAAGCGCATCCAATACATGGAAATGTCGAATTGAAAAATGGTTCGGTTTCGAATTAGATGCCGCTGCATTCTTCTGGGACGGCAAAGCGCAGAAAGTATTCGTTGCTACCAAAGAAGACGACCCAGACTTTTCACCAGCCGAACACCAATATCGCATTGGATTGGTTTCAGCCTTTGCGTGGATGAGCGATGCTGGTTCCGAGTATCGAGGTTCTACCGCTGAACCGCCAAAACCTACCCATTTCACCAATTACGAGATGTCTCAGATTAACGTATGGCAAGGTGTGAAACAGGTTGTTTGGATGTACGACGCGACAGATGACGTTGTAAGCGAGCATAGCGGCTATCAGGCCGCTATGGAGTATACAACCAGCCTTGATGTGGAGCATCAATTTGAACAAGCTCCGTTGATTGCGTGGTTGGCATATAATGCGGCTAAGGATTTCGTGAATGATGACTCGCTTCTTTCAGGGGAAGAACCCGTAGTTATCATTCACGAAGAGATTATTTCAACTGACGAATTGGAGGACTTGTGATGTCTACTGAGCAAACCGACGATATGTTTGATATGGACAACCTCGACGCACTGGATGCTGTTGAAGGCGTAGTTGTTGAGGGTGGCTTCGACCCTGACAAAGATGAGGATGAAGGTTGTGCGGGCGGCGCTTGCAAAATCTAAATTCTGAATCAACCGCTTGGCTTATTGGCTGAGCAGTTTATTTTAAACAAGGAAACAACATGATTATTGGATTAGTTGGTAAAGCAGGCGTTGGTAAAGACACCGCTGCTCAAATTTTAAGCAAACTCAAAAACATGCCCATCGCATCTTTTGCACGACCGTTGCATGAGGCTGCCAAGTTTGTCTTCGGTGATGACTGCTTGGAGCGCGATAAGAAAGAAACTCCAGTGTCGTTTGGTCGTGAGGGTTTTGATAAACTCCACGACGGATGGCTGATTGCGTTCCTGAAAACAGAAGAAGTACAGTTTATTACTAAGGACGACCAAATCTTCTACAATCAAATCTATCCAGTGTTTAACGACCCTGTTACTGGTAATTTCTACGAACAACTATCACCGCGCAAATTTATGCAGTTGCTCGGTACGGAATATTTCCGATTCTGCATGGATAAGTTCTTCATCCGTCTTATGCAGAACTCATACGACAACGTTATTATTCCCGACGTTCGTTTTGAGAACGAAGCTGCAATTTGCGACCTGTTAATCGGTATCCACCGCGACGTTCCGTCCGTCAATAATCATAGCAGTGAAGAGTTCGCCGAACTGATTATTGAAGGTAATGATGATGGTGAGTCTGGAACAGTTAAAATCTGCGGTGGGATGTGGCATGACTATCTGATTGTTTACAACACACAGGATATTTCAGACTTGGGACAGAAACTGCGAAAACACGTCGACTTCGGCAAAATTTAATACTCTGATAGATGAAGCACTTAGCTGTATTTTACGGCTAAGTGCTTTTAATTGCTTGACAATACTTACAACAATGCGTATGATTCACTCATCACTTAACAACAAACAAAGGAACTAACAATGGCGTACAACAACGAAGCTAAACGGCTGTTTGAGCAACACAACCTCAAACTTCCGAAACTCATCAGGCATTATCGCCTTGACCTTGGTGACAATACGATTCGTCGTATGATTTACGATATGCCAGATAGCGAAGACAAAGAACGTCTGGTTCGGATTCTGAATTGCGACGAAGTTTGTTCGGTCAAGGCAGACAAATACGGAAACTCTCGATATATCATCCCAATCCAATACTTTGCAAAGGACGGTGTTGCAAACGAAAAGTTTGTGCTTCGTATGACCAAGGGTGTATTTAAGAAATACAATGGTTGGAGTGGTGAATATCTCGTGGCAACAGCGTCATCCCGTTATGAACTCTTGACAAAAGCAATTATGGCATTGGGACGTGACTAAATGGACGAATACGAAATCATGACACTGCTGAATAATGCAGTATTTGCAACTGAAGACATCCATGACAAGGTTAATGAATTAGCCCGAAATTATGACGTTATTAACTGTAACGACTTGCCGATTGACCTTGCCAATGACAGCGATAATGTCATTAAGACTATGCTTATGGGTTATTATGATATTCGCTACGTCGTTGGTTTCGCTGAAATCGACGATAAATTCTCTAAACTCATCATTCGAAAGGTAAAATAAATGAAAGTAAATGCACTCTATGCTATCAAAAGCATCGTAATCTTTTTAATCTTATTCTACGTCGATGCACAATTGCTCGATAAATTATTCAACTCGAAAAGTGTTAGCGATATTCTTGTGTTCCTCGTGTCGCTTGTTTTCATGCTGGCGATTCTAACAGTACACGCACATCTCATGTACACAAAGTTAATCAGTATTAAGAAGGACGTCCAAAATGATTGAATGCCAAGTAATTGCCGACAGCGTCATGGGTGGTACTCGCATTACCTCGGTGCAAGTCAAATACCCTCGCTTTATCCTGCCGCAACTGAATACCCATCGCGTGTTCAGCCGCAGCACCGCGTCGAGCCGCGCTGTGCCAACAGCCAAGCTGATTGAGATGGTTCGCAACGAGCCAGTCGTCCCCGTGCATTGGGGTCAGAACCAAGCAGGTATGGTGGCTGAATCCGAGATAGATACTGCTCGTGTTGCAGCCGCAAAACTGGTATGGATGGAAGCTGCCGACACTGCCGCCAACATTGCTCAAGAACTGGCTGAAATTGGCGTACATAAACAGGTTGTTAACCGCATTCTCGAACCATTCATGTGGGCGGAAACTATCATCACTGCGACAGAATGGGCCAACTTCTTCAAACTGCGCATTGCCGACGACGCACAGCCTGAAATTCAAGCACTGGCAAAAGAGATTAAAAAGGCAATGGATGAATCCGTTCCTGAGCAACGTGTATTCCATCTTCCATATTTGCGCGAGGATGAACTCGATAACACTCGATGGACGTACTCGCAGAAAGCGAAAATCTCAGCCGCCCGCTGCGCCCGTGTGTCCTATTTGAATCACAACAAGCAAAAACCATCTGTTGAAGAAGACTTTAAACTCGCCGAGCGATTGATTGAAGCGGGTCATATGTCGCCGTTCGACCATCAAGCTAAGTTTAATGGCGTAGAAGCATACCGCGATGAAAACCGTAACTTCCGCAACTGGCAACCATATCGTACACTTTTGGAAGATACAAGGAATTGGAGATGAAATCCCCTAAAGAATGCGGCTGCGCTCGCCGACAATTCAACGACGAACTGTTCGGGGTAATCAATGACACCAGCAAACGTCAAATGGAATTTGAGGAATATTTACTACTCACATTCCTCGAACGCGGTACTGTTGACTTTGATTGCATCAGCTCCGACGAGCGTTTGAAACTCGACGAACTTGGCGAAAAGGGTGTCATTTTTGCACCGATTACGGGCGAGTTCCGTATGCAGCGCACTTATTTTAAAGAGTTGTGTGCCCGCTACGTTAAGACTAAAATCGGCATGGTTTTAGTCGATAGATTTTTAAAAATGCCCCTGACGGGCTTATATGGAGATACCAATGAACGTTAAGATTAAGAAGGTCCACCCAGAGGCGAAAATACCTGTCTATGGTAGCGCAGGCGCCGCTTGCTTCGACCTATATGCGGCTCGTATAGTCGATACAGGATTCGAGCATGGGCGCACTGTTACCTACGGAACAGGTCTTCATTTTGAAGTGCCTGAAGGCCATGTGATGATGATTTACAGCCGCAGCGGTCATGGATTCAAACAAGGCATCACATTAGCGAACGGCACTGGCGTGGTTGATGCTGATTATCGCGGCGAAGTGTTGGTTAAACTGACCAAACGCAGTAGCGATGTCCTCGGAATGCCTTGCGTCGGTGAACGTATCGCACAAGCGATGATTATTCCTGTCGAACAGGTTAATTTTGAAGAAGTCGACGAACTGTCAAACACCGAACGCGGTGAAGGCGGTTTTGGTAGCACGGGGGTTAAATAATGACTTGTACTCAAGCGAAAACCCTGACATATGGCCAGTACCACGCCATTGTTGATGATAGCGCTGTAACACTGCGTATTGGCTCAAATCCGAAAGACAGCCAAACTGTCTTGGTTGTGCCACATACACACATCGACCAAGTGCGAATGCTGCTCACCGACGCGGCAAAACTCAAGAATCATTTGACTGGTATTGGCAAAATCCGCAAATGTTCAAACCTATCAGATAAGGTAAAGGACTTAACTGATGACGCCCTGATAGCACTGATTACGGAAGCTCTCGTAGACCTGAATGCCGCCGCCGAGAAGCATGGGGTGTCTAAGGAAGACCTGTCTTGTTTATTGCAGGTATACGCTTCCCAGAACCAAGCCTAGTGCTTATCCAACCCATAGTGTAAACTGTGGGTTGTTTTTTTTTTCATCAACAACAGGAGTAAAACATGTCTTGTGAAATAGGATATGTGAAAGTTGACCTGCTGAAAGCGCTCGGCATGAGTGATAGTCAGGCAATTAAGACGGCAATCGAGTGTGCCGCTGCAACAAAGAGCTTTATCGAATTCGGTGAAGATACTTACACCCTGACTGAACAAATTCGTATGGACAAACGCCATGCTGGTATCAAAGGCATCAAAGGTGCAGGTATGAGCAAAACCAACATTGTCTACAACTGGGAATAGCCTGAAAAATGGGACTCGGAAAATAACTCGACTGACGCGCGCACTTGGTGCGGTTTGATAGTCAATGGTCTACCCGATATAACACTTGAAGACTTTTCCATTGAATACAAAGGCACGTTCCACTGGAAAGGCGAGACATATCGCGGCTCTGTTATGAATATCATGATGGTCGATACTACCAACGGACTGGTTCAGCGCGTAGAATCAAAAGGTTCTAACCGAATAGGTATCTTCTTCACCTCGCACAACGGAGAAGTCGTTGCATTGGGTAAGCAATTTAAAGAAGGGACAATTACCCTTGACTAATTGCGTGAATCTACTATTAAGGCCAGTGGTAATCGCGCAATTGAATGTGTTTCTCATCACAACCGAGTAGCAGGTATTGCATACGCTTGGCAGAAGGACTTTCAAGCCCTGAATAACTATTGCCACCACAACGGTCATGAGGCCAACGGCGACACTGGTTACGGTATCACCGCCTTGTCAGGTTCGCTTAACTTCGGCCTGAACAGCATGATTAAGGGTAACAAACTCGAACGTAACTACCGCAAGGGTTTGGATTCACACGATGCGTTGGACTTTATCGCGGAAGAGAATAATATTCTTGACAACCGCTTGCATGGTTTTGCATATGAAAATCGCCAGTACCCAGTAGCGCTTATTAAATTTGTCCGCAACACGATTCACTTTGATGGCACGTTTGTCCTTGAACGTGATGGGAACGTTGCTGAGGGTGCGCAACTTGATTTGAATCAAGACTATTATCGTGAGAGCGGTATCCGTATTGAGATTAAACAGCAGGCATGGCAGCGATGGGTTACGCAGGTCAATCCTGAAGTCATCATTGAAGATAACGTGATTGAAGGCATGAATAAAATCGACACAATTCAGCGCGGCTCTTATTGGGCTATCGAATACCGAAACAACGACCCCGAAGCCAAACCCGTTGCCAAAATCCGACGCAATCGTATTACGGGCAACAGTCGATTGACTTCATTCTTGTCGGCATTTGCGAAAGCAGCCACTGTGAAGTATGGCTTGGGTGACTTCACGTTTGCCGATAACGTTCTCGAATGCGAATATTGCGACGGCGTGCCGTTCTACGTTGAGGAGAATACCAATACAGCGAATGACCATTCGGTTATCATCGAAAACAACATCGCCACGGTTACTTCGAAAAACACGGTGACTAAAGCAACCTCGTTGCGTGCTGCTGACAAATTGTTCTTCCGCAACAATCAATTGCACCTGCCTAACGACTTTGGTCGACCAAAGTCACGCTTCTATGTTTCCAACCCAGCGGCGCAAATCAGTTTCACTGACAATGACATCTATACGCAGGCGTTGATTAATCAGGTGCGTGGCAGTTGGTTAGATAACAGCGTGTCGGCGAATACTGTCATTCAGCGAAATAGGGTTCTTACAATAAATAATTTGTAATTTAATACTCTGATAGATGAAGCACTTAGCTGTATTTTACGGCTAAGTGCTTTTAATTGCTTGACAATACTTACAACAATGCGTATGATTCACTCATCACTTAACAACAAACAAAGGAACTGAAATGGCAGTTTGCCGCTCGGAAGCAACAGGCGTCGTGTATGTGCGTCCTATGCGAGAGTTTAAGGAAAAGTTTAAAGAATTTGATGTGGGTATTTGATATGAAATATTCGAGCGAAATACACGTCACCTTCTGGAAGGGTGAGAATAAATACAGTGATAGCGCAAAACATAATAGTGTTTTGCGCGTTGAATCTGATTCTGAATCAGAATTAATAACTGTCGCCATAGAGTCACGAACATGAAGATGTTTGTGACTCTGGCACTGGCACTGGCACTGGCACTGGCACTGGCACTGGCACTGGCTACGAACTATGCTTTCGCCGACTTAGACGAATCAGAACTCGAATGTTTAATTGGCATATTGGAAACATGTAAATCTAAACTCAAAGAAGGAAATCAACATGGAAGTAATTGATAACAAACATCACGTCATGGTTGACTTGGAAACGTTATCTTCGCAGCCAAACGCCCATATTCTTGAAACTGCGCTGGTCAACTTCAATCCCGTAACAGGGTACGTTTTTGACAACCAGAGTTTTCATTTCCGACATGGGTTGGATGAGCAGCGAGGCTCTCACACCAGCACCGACACGATTGATTGGTGGTATAAAACGAACAGTGGTTACTTTGCTAAACTCCTCAATCCAGTCGAGAAGCATTCATTGATGGATACTTTGTGGCGTATGAAAACCATATTTGAAAATGCTCGCAATGATGGCGGTCTCCTTGTATGGAACACGGGTACTTTCGACGTTGACGTTTTGAACAACGCATATAAGCGTCTGATTGACCAAAACGAAACACTTATCAACTTCTGGGAAGTCCGTGACTGTCGTTCTATGCGTACCATCGTCGAGATGTTTCCACGTTTGCAACAGAAAGTATACGCGATAACCCACAACGCCTATGAAGACTGTATCCGTCAAATCGGGCATATTGTCGATATTACTCAATACTTAGCTGAACAGGACTAAATCATGGTCGCAACAATGAAACGTTTATCACGAGAAGACATTAAGCTGTTTCGTGATAATCTCGACAGACGAAACTTTTTTTTACATGGAGTCGCGTCCTATGAGAAATCGCTTCCAAAATCGGTGATTGTTCGCCGAACTGAACGTCAAGTGGAGATGCGTTTCAGACATCGCTCAGAAGACGATATTTAACCAACCAAAGAAAGGTATTACTATGAAGAAAACTCTAATTGCACTGTGTGTCGCGCTCGTGGCGCCATCTCAATTGAGCATGGCTGCTACTGCTACTGCTACTGCTACTG